ATTTTTCAAATTCTGGTCTTCTCAGAAATACTTTACCATATAAAGTTTCCGACAAGAATGCTGGATATGACTTTATATCGGAAATAGATGATATTAGAACACAAAAAATAATTGTAGAATCTGTAACACAAGGGAATGTAGAAAGATTTGAAGTTAAAAATTCTGGGTCTGATTACAAAGTCAATGATATTTTAGATTTTAATAATACCGGAACCAATGGTGGTGGAGCAAATGTCATTGTTTCATCTGTAGAAGGAAAAAGTATTACCAATTTGGAGACTACAGTTACATCTTATGAGGAATCAATATTTACATGGATTGACGGAGAAACTGTAAAAGTTTCAATTTTACCAAACCACACTTTAAGTGATAATGATTATGTAACTATCTCTGGATTATCTACAGATCTTTCCAGACTAAATGGTACGCATCAAATAAGTGTTAATTCTAAGAGTTCTGTTGCAATATCATCAATATCTTCAGTAGCAAGTATTGGTGGAACTGAAATATATGTCTCCAGAATCCCAGACAATATTTCTATAGGAAGTAGTATTGGAATTGGAACAGAAACTCTCAAAGTTTTAGGATTATTCAGAAATCAGAACATAATAAGAGTTGAAAGAGGGTTGATAAATGTTTCTCATGATGCAAATTCACTCATAACCTTTAAACCAGACTCATTTACAGTCAAACAAAATATCGATTTCTTTGATTCTAAAGTTGATGATAAAGTCTTTTTCAATCCTACAGAAGCAGTGGGATATGGAACAACTGCAGGAACTTCATATCTGACAACATTTGATTTTGGTGACGAAACAGGAATTCAAAGAGGTATTCCAACAAAGTCAATTTATTTGGAAAATCATCCATTTAAAAACAATCAACAAATTGTTTATACTGCAGATGGATCCAATATCTCAATTTCTACAGATGGAGTAACAACGAGCAGTTTGCCTTCGAGTGTCTTTGCCATCAGTAAAGGTAAAAATTTAATTGGAATAAAAACTACCTTAAATTCTGAGGAAGTATTTTTCCATAGTGGCGGAAGTGATAGTGACTTATATTCATTTGAATCTGATTATACTCAAATCACAGGAACAGTTGAAAAAATAAAAACTACAGTTTCCGTTTCAACTTCTCATGGAATGTCAGTTGGTAATGTAATTGATTTAACCATAAATCCTAATTTGTCAGTTGGAATTGGTACATCTACTGCTGTAAGAATTTCTAGAAACCAAGATAGAATTTTAGTTAATCCAATAGGATTCAATTCTACTGGAATTAATACGACTACAAATACTATAACATTAATAGATCATGAATTAAAAACAGGAGATAAAGTTTATTATTCTGCTGATTTGGTTGCTTCTGGTTTGTCTACTGGAGACTATTACGTATTTGAAGTAGATTCTAACAGTATAAAATTATGTGAAACATATTTGGACACTACAAAGGTTTCACCAACAATAGTAAGTATTGCAGGAACTGGAGGGAGTTCGCAATTCATATCTTTAGTCAATCCAAGAATATCAACAATAAAGAATAATAATCTGGTATTTGATTTGTCAGACTCATCTCTTTCTGGATATGATTTTGGAATTTATAGAGATAGAAATTTCAAAGATGAGTTTGTTTCTACTGGATCAACAACTCCATTCAATCTGTCTAGTGTAGGGACCATTGGTGTATCAGCAAACGCTTCTCTAACTATAAATTATAGTGCTTCTTTACCAGAAAAATTATATTATACTTTAGAAAAATCTGGATTTATAAGCACATCAGATAAAGATGTAAATAACTACTCAGAAATTCTGTTCGTAAATAGTGTATATAATGGAACTCATAGTGTTGTTAGTGTGGCAGCAACTACCTTTGATTTAGTTTTGAATCGTGTTCCAGAAAAACTGACATATACACAAAGTCAATGTGATGATCTAAAATATACGACATCATCTACCACTGCAACAGGTGGAATTGATAAATTAAGAATAATCTCTGGTGGATATGGATACGAAAAATTACCAATAGTTAATGACATCACTTCTTCAAATGGTAAAGATGCTTACTTGTTAGCAAAATCAAATTCTGTTGGCAATGTGAAAGAATTGAGAATTATAAATGAAGAGTTTGAATATTCTTTTGATCCAACCTTAAGACCAACCGCGTTTATACCACCAAATATTACCACAATAAATTCAAATACATTAGAGTCTGTTCTGGTCGAAAGTGGTGGTAGTGGTTATACACAATCACCAGATGTTATTATTGTAAATCCAATAACAGGAGAAAAAATTAATTCTGGAGTTTTGAACGCCATTGTAGTTGGCGAATCTATACAAAGAATAGAAATACAAGATACTCCAAAGGGTCTTCCAGAATCTTCTGTTAAAATTATTACTATTAATAATACCAATGGAATAAGTATTCAGAGAGTTGAATCCAGTTCTACTGGAATATTCACTTGTGCTATAACCGTTCCTCCACTAGGATTTAGTACCTTCCCATTTGCTTCAGGTGATAAAGTTTTTGTTGAGGGTATAGAAAAATTTAATTCCAGTGGATCTGGATTTAATTCTGAAGATTATCAATACAAATTCTTTGTTGTCGATAGTTATATTGAAGATTCCCCATATCACAAAGTAGTGTTTGACTTGTCAAGTGTTGCCAATAGTGGATTGACTACTAACACAGGTATCGCTAAGACTTCATCGGGAAGTTTTGGTTCGTTGATAAAGTTTAATGATTATCCAACATTTGAGACAACTCAAAAAAGATTAGATTTCAGTATTGGAGAACAATTAGTTTCTAACCAAATAGAGAGAGATTTATTTGTTTTTAGTTATGATGGAACAAGGTTAAAGGTTTCTGGAAGTTATGAATTATCAGTTGGCGAAATAATAACAGGAAAATCATCAGGAACCATAGCAACAATTAATGAGATAGAGAAAAATTCTGGAACTTTTAATGTTAATTATTCCATTCCCAAAAATTCTGGTTGGACCAATGAAACTGGGAAACTAAATTTCGATAGTCAAGTAATTCCTAATAACGATTACTATCAAAATCTCTCATACTCCATAAAGAGTAGCAAAGAATATAAAGAAGTAGAAAAATCAATCAAACCTCTTCTTCATACTAGTGGACTGAAAGATTTTGCTGACACAGGTATAACTTCCACATCAGATGCATCAGATCTTTTTGGAATTGATGGAACAACTGTGGTTCGTGATTTTGTAGGTGACCTTAGAGTTGATACAATTTATGACTTTGATTTTGTAAAAGATATTGATGTTGATTCTGAAGGAAATTCTAAGTATTTAAAATTATTAAATACAAAGCTGACGGACTATACTGACAACATTGGAAATGATGTTCTTGCGATAGACAATATCAGCGATCAGTTCTCATATTTTGAGGATAGTCCTAGTGAATTCTTAAATCTCTTTAAGTTAGATTCCTCAATTACTTTTGAAAATCTTTTAGTTAGAATTACAAATACCAATAATAGCGAAGTACAATTCTCCGAAGTAGTAGTATTGAATGATGGATCTAATACTTTCCTTGTGGAAAAGGGTGGAGTTGTCAATATTGGATCTGGAACAACATCTCACATTCCAGGTGAGCAGTATGGTGATTTGTCCATAGTAGTAGATGAATTTAATGACAGTTATTTAAGATTTATTCCTGAGGATGCTTATGATACAGACTATGATCTAAAGATTGTAAGAAATAGATTTATGGATTCTGTTTCTGGCGTTGGCACAACCTCGATAGGATTTATCGATTTGGTAAGTTCCACTGGTGTAACAACTTCAGGAGCAACTGGAACCATCGCATCATTCGATAATACAGAATTTGAATCTTTGTATGCGAATGTACAAATCATTGATGATGTTTCCAATGACATGAATTTTGTTGAATTGTATGTATCATCTGATGGATCAAATACATACCTCTCAGAATACTATTTTGATAGTGAAGAAACATCAAGTTTCTCAAATAACTTTATAGGATCTTTTGGTGCCGATCTTTCTGGTGGAGTTTTATCATTAAATTACACTAACACTTCTTCCAACAACAATACTTTTAGAGCAAGAGTTGTTGGATTTGGAACAACTACGTCTGGAATTGGAACTCATAGATTTAGATTGGATAGGCAACCAGAAGGGTCTGAAAGATCTGCTATCTATAAATCAGATTTTACTGCAGGAATTGGAATAGCAACTGTAGTTTCATTAGATAAGACACTATTTAATTCTGTAAAATCTCTTGTAGAGGTTAGCATAGGATCTACAAAATCTGTTCATCAAATTATGATGTTACAGGACAATAGTGATGTTTATTTGCAACAATCAGCTTTGTTAAGTGTTAGTGGAATAACAACATTTGATACTGCAATCGGCATAGGAACATTTGGTGGAAATAATTCTGGATCAAACTTAGAACTTAAGTTCTATCCAGATTCTGCCTATTCATCGGAAAATATAGTTATTTCAGCATTCACTCAGTGCTTCTATGATATTTTAGATACTCAAAATACACCACCAACACTAGAGTATGGAAATATTCAAGAATCTGTAGACTTGAAATTCTACAACTCAATTAATGGAGATAGAATCAATAGAACTAATTTTACATTGACTTCTGAGGGAACACCTATTTTTGTTAAGGTAGTTGACCCACAAGACACTAGTGCATTAATTGCAACTACAGGAACGTTTAATGTCACAAATCATTTCTTTAAAGATGGTGAAGAATTAATTTACACACCAAAATCAACTATTGTTGGTGTTGCTACTACTGCACTAACATACAGTAATGTAAATAGTGGAGTAACTGATACTTTACCATCTGCTGTTTTTGCTGTTGTAACTGATCGCAATTATGATCAATTCCAAATATCAACAACAAGAAGTGGAACTGCAGTAACATTCACAGATCTTGGGGGAGGAAATGCTCACCAATTTGAAATGGTTAAAAAGAATGGTAGGTCAATAATTGTAATTGATAATCTCATTCAACATCCATTAATTTTTACCAATGTTTCTCATACATTATCTGGATCTATTGGAACCGCAACCACAATATTTAATTTAAGTGGAATATCTTCCATCAATCCATCAGATATATTAAAAATAGATGATGAGTATCTTGGAGTCACTAATGTTGGTTTGGGAACGTCAAGTACTGGACCAATTACTAACAATGGAGTATTTAATTTAGTTCAAACTGATAGAGGATTTGTTGGAACTTCTGCAACTTCTCATACATCATCAACACAGGTTGATATCTATAGAGGTGCTTTTAATATTGTAGAAAACGAAATACATTTTGCAGATGCTCCAAGAGGAAATCCTCAAATAGATAAAACTAAGTTTAATTTGGATTACGAAACTTCTTCATTCAATGGAAGAGTTTTCCTAAGATCTGATTATACCACAAACAAAATATATGATGATTTATCAAATGAGTTTAATGGTATTGGTAGAACGTTCACTTTAACAGTTGGTGGTGCAAATACTACTGGTATTGGAACTATCGGTGGTAGTGGAATTGTTTTAATTAATGGAATTTTCCAACAACCAACAACTCCAAATAATCCAAGAGGTAATTTTGAAATAACAGAAGGTGTTGGAATAAGCACCGTTATATTCTCAGGAATTACAGTTCCTGTAACTGATCCATTAGAATATATTACTTCAGATAGTGATATAAATCAAAATGAAACTCCAAGAGGTGGAATTATTGTTTCACTAGGATCTACACCAGGACTTGGTTTTGCACCTCTTGTAGGGGCATCTGTAACCGCTATAGTAGGCGCAGGAGGATCTATTACAGGTATTACAACAGAAATTCCTGGAGGATCTTTTGGATCTGGTTACAATGGTTTAAATTCTATCGGTGTTACTGTTTATGATTCCAATCAGGATGCTGGTGGAGATCCTGCAAGTATTACCGCAGTTGTTGGTGCTGGAGGTTCACTTTCCTTTAACATTGGTGCTGGTGGAACTGGATATACAAATCCATCAGTATATGTATCATCACCATCTTATGAAAATCTTTCCGTTATTGGAGTTTCAAGACTTGGGGTTGGGACAACAACCACAACTGGTATTGGTTTATCAATTAGTTTGAGTGTTGGATATGTTGGAATTGGATCAACTTATTTTGGAGTAGATGATTTTGAAATTTCTAGAAATGGTTATTCTTTCCAAAGAGGAGATGTATTTAAACCAGTTGGATTAGTTACAGATTCCAGATTAGCATCTCCTATTAATGAGTTTGAATTGACAGTTTTGGAGACATACTCAGACAAATTTGCCGCTTGGGAATTTGGAGAATTGGACTTTATTGATTCTATCTCAGATCTTCAAGATGGTGTTAAAAAGACATTCCCATTATTCTACAATGGCGAACTTCTTAGTTTTGAACAAGAATCAGATTCTAGAATCAACTTACAAAATTGTTTATTAATCTTTATAAATGGTGTTCTTCAAGAACCAGGAGTCAATTACATATTTGGTGGAGGAACTTCGTTCATATTTACCACTGCCCCCAAACCAAATGATAATGTCTCAATTTATTTTTACAAGGGAACTTCTGCAGATGCTAGTGTAGTCACAAATGTCAATGAAACCATAAAGAAAGGTGATATTGTTCAAGTTCCAAAATTCAATGGTGCTCCAAATTTATTATCACAAGAAAAGAGAACTGTTACTGATCTATCATTCTCAGATAAATTTGAAACGAACTTGTATTCAGGACCTGGGGTTGATGAAATTACTGATAGACCATTGAATTTGATAAAACAAAAAGTTGATAAAAATATCAATGGTGAGATTGTTTCTAAGGCAAGAGATTCTATCGAACCACTGATTTTCCCAATTGCAAACATTATTGATGACGTATCTACAACTGATACTCAAATATTCGTTGATAGTGTTGAATTATTTAAGTATGAAGATCCTGATTTAAATTCTTTTGATGTGTTGATAGTTGGTAGCGCATCAACCGTCGCAATATCTACATTAACTGGAAATGACTCAATTGAACTTGTAAAGAATTTCACAACTATTCAAGGAGATATTGGACCCGTTGTAGGAATTGCATCTACATCTTCACCAAACCTTGCCATAGAATTTACATTAGATGATTTAACAACTTCTCAATTACAGGTTGGATATCCAATATACATCTTTGATACTTTAGTTGGATCTGGTGTTACTTCTATCAATTCTTCGGATAGTGAAGTTATTGGTATTGGAACAACTTATATCAATAATGTTTATTATGTTGAGGCACTGAATAATGCTACTGGTATTATAACTTGTCGCGTTCATTCCGCATCAAACCTTGTTGGAATAAACACTACTGGAACTATAAATTATCCAGTTGGTAGATATTCTTGGGGTAGATTATCCAACACATCAGGATTAGAAAGGTCTTCTAATCCAATTTCTATTGGAGTGACAGGAAACATCGTATCAGGTCTTTCAACATATCCAATTATTCAAAGAAGAAACGTTGGAATAAGATCTACTGGAGCTCTCCCTAAACTATTATAAATATCTAAAAAACTACGTTAATATGGCTGCTGTCGTAACAGATCAATTTAGAATACTGAATGCGAGTAACTTTATAGATTCTGTATTGGATGATAATAATTCTTATTATGTTTTCTTAGGTCTACCAAATTCATCTGCTGTTGGGTTTGGTAGAACTTCTGATTGGAGCACTGCTACTAGTGGACCTCCAAGTCCAACTGATAATTTTGAGTATCTAACACATTATAGAGATACTGGAATATTTGGAAAAAGAGTTACTAGTACAAATATTAGAAGGGTAATAAGAAAGGTTCAATGGACATCAAATACTGCCTATGACATGTATAGGCATGATTATAGTTCCACTAATACAACACCAAACTCTGGAACCAGTAGATTATATGATTCAAACTATTATGTAATTAATAGTGATTTTAGAGTTTATATTTGTATTGATAATGGATCTTCTGGAACTAATTTAAAAGGTGCCAGATCAAAATTTGAACCAACCTCAACTGATCTGCAACCATTTACTGCAGGATCTGATGGATATACCTGGAAGTATCTATTTTCTATTTCTCCAAGTGATATAATCAAATTCGATTCTATCGAATATATTGCTCTTCCTAACGATTGGTCAACATCTACAGATTCGCAAATTCAATCTGTTAGAGAGTCTGGTGATTCTGACACAAATAATAATCAGATCAAAAAAGTTTATATTAAAAATGCTGGTTTGGGATATACGGCATCGACGTATGATATTTTAGGTGACGGTACAGGAGGAAAAGTTTCCATAAATGTAGATAGTAATGGTGCTATTACTTCTACTAACGTTGTTACTGGGGGTAAAGGATATACATTTGGTATTGTTGATCTAGAAAGAACTGGAACTATATCAAGTCCAGCAAACCTTATTCCAATTATCCCACCATCTAAGGGACATGGATATGACATTTATACTGAACTAGGTGCTGATAGAGTTTTAATCTATGCAAGATTTGACGATTCTACTAAAGATTTTCCAGTAGATACAAAATTTGCTCAAGTTGGAATTGTTAAAAATCCAAAAGAATATTCTTCTGGTGTAACTACATTTACAGGTTCTACTTATTCGTCTTCATACGCATTAAAACTTGATAATTCATATACAGGAACACCAACAGTAGGAGAAAAAGTTACTCAAACTCAATCATCTACAGAGATTGCGAAGGGTTGGGTTTCGTCATATGATAGTAGTACTAAAGTATTAAAATATTTTCAAGATAGATCACTATTCTTAACTGATGGTGTTAATCAAGAAGATAGAACAACCATTGGTGTAGATTCTAAAGTTGTTGATTTTAATAATACTGATAGCATCTCATTTACATCTGCAACTTCTACAACAGTAGCATCTGGATTTACTGGTAGTTCAGAAAATGGAATTACTTTGGGTTCTAATTTCACTAGTGGACTTGCAAATCCAGAGATAAATAAAAAGACGGGGGACATTATCTACATTGATAACAGACCCGAGGTTGAAAGAAATCTTAGGCAAAAAGAAGACGTTAAAATCATTCTGGAATTCTAAAAAAGATGGCACAAAAAACAGACTTAAATATCAACCCATACTATGATGATTTTGATTCGGGTAAAAACTTTTATAAAGTCTTATTTAAGCCAGGATTTCCAGTTCAGGCAAGAGAATTAACCACTTTACAATCAATATTACAAAATCAGATTGAATCTTTTGGTAGTTATACCTTCAAAGATGGAACTGTAGTAGTTCCAGGTAATATATCGTATGATGGTCAATTTTATGCAGTTAAGTTGAACTCAACAGAGTTTGGTGTTGACATATCTTTATATCTCAATAGTTTTATTGGTAAAAAAATTACTGGTCAAACTTCTGGAACAACTGCAACTATACAATATGTTGCATTTGCAAATAATTCCAATATTGAAAATCCAACAATTTATGTAAAATATGTAGATTCCAATAACAATTTTGTTTTTGATCAATTTGAAGATGGAGAATTATTGTATGCTGATGAAAACGTAGTTTATGGAAACACAACTATTAGTGCAGGAACTCCATTTGCATCTCTTATTAGTTTAAATGCAACTTCTATTGGATCGGCAGCATCAATTGGAGAAGGTGTATATTTTATTAGAGGATATTTTGCAAGTGTTTCAAAACAAACATTAATTTTAGACAATTATACAAATACACCATCCTATAGAGTTGGTTTAACAATTAGTGAACTTCTTGTAAATGCTAAGGACGATTCTTCACTCTATGATAATGCAAAAGGATTTACAAATTATTCGGCACCAGGTGCAGATAGATTACAAATTAATTTAACATTATCTAAGAAGTTACTCACAGACACCAATGATACGGACTTTGTAGAACTTCTTAGAGTAGAAGATGGTAAGATAAAGAAAATTGAAAATAAAACCCAACTCAACAGACTTGGAGACTATATTGCAGAAAGAACATATGAAGAGTCTGGTCATTATGCATTAGACAATTTTAAAGTATCTTTGCACAATTCACTCAATGACAAGTTGGGTAATGATGGATTGTTCTTTGACAATCAATCTACAGATCAACTTAACACACCTTCCGATGATCTTATGTGTGTAAAAGTTTCTCCTGGAGAAGCTTATGTTGGTGGTTACAATGTAGAAACAGTATCAAATACAATTATTGACGTAGAAAAACCAAGAGATACTGCAACAATATCTGCCGCAAACATTCCCTTCGAAATGGGGAACCTTCTTAGAGTTAATAATGTAAGTGGAGCACCAAAGCAGAAAGAATCTATTGATCTTTACAATCAATTTGCTGGCGGTGGAACACAAATTGGTGACGCCAGAGTTTATACATTTAACTTGACTGGTTCTGCATATCAAGATGCATCTACAAATTGGGATTTATATCTTTATGATGTTCAGACTTATACATCTCTTACACTAAACACACCAGTAGCACCTCTGGGATTAATAACTTCATCTTATATTAAAGGAAAGAGTAGCGGTGCAAGTGGATATGCAGTTTCCTCTGGTTCTGGCAGTACGGTAAGTATTAGACAAACTTCTGGAACATTTTCTGTAGGAGAGCAACTGATTATTAATGGTGTTGATGCTTCTGCTACAGTAGCATCTGTTATTGTATATGGAACTAGAGATATTAAATCTGCTTCCCAATCTGGTATTTCTGGATTTCCATCATTTACTGCAGATTCCCTTTTAGATTCTATTAATCTTCCTAATGGTGTTATTGGTGGAACCATCAGCGGTGGAAACACTCTCGTAAGTCCAGGAAAAGTATTCACAGGTGTTAAAGTTGGTGATATTATCAGATATCAAACTGCTTCTGGTGATGAAACTTTCAATAGAGTAACAGCAAATAACGGATCGTCTTTAACAATTGCAGCATCCACAACTGTTTCCGGTGTTCATGTAGGAACAGTTTCTAATGGAACATATTCTCAAATCAAACTTGGTGTTCCAGCATTGAGAAATCAAGATAAGGGATATCTTTATGCAGAACTTCCAGATTCCAATATTGAATCAGTAAATCTTTCGGGTTCTACTTTAAAGATATCGGAACAGATCACTGGAGAAACAACAGATTCTAGTGGTGTTTTAACATTTGATTTGTCTGCTGTTAGTGGTATTACTAGCGCATTCTTTGATCCTTTTGACGAAGAAAGATATTCTGTTCATTACACAGGTGGTGGAATTGGAACAGTAACTTCCGATGCTTTCTCTATCAGTAACAATACAGTTACTATTAATGGTTTAGATGCGAGTGAATCTAGTGTTGTAGTAAATACCTCATTAACAAAGAATGGTATTCAAAGTAAGATAAAAGACTACACCAGAAGTGCTACACTTGATGTAGCATACTCCAAGCACCCACAATCTGGAGTTGGTGTCAATACGTCTATCAATGATGGTCTCACTTATAATGCAAATTATGGATTGAGAGTTCAGGATGAAGAAATTTCATTGAATTGGCCAGATGTTGTTAAGGTTCTTGCAATTCACGAATCTTTAAATGAGAATGCACCAACACTGGATCAAATTCAATTCTTTGATAGTTCTGTTGTAAGTAATGCAATTATCGGTGAAAGTATTACAAGTTCTACAAGCAATACTGTAGCAAGAGTAGTTGCTAAACCATCTTCACTTGTTTTATCTGTTGTATATTTAAATCAAGATAGATTTATCGCAGGAGAAACTGTTACATTAGAAGAATCTAACAATACTGCTTCACTTCAGTCTGTCACCAACGGTTCTTATAAAGATGTTACTTCATCCTTTACCTTAGACAAAGGACAAAAAGACCAATATTATGATTACTCCAGAATTGTTAGAAGTTCAAATACACCAATTCCTTCCAGAAGATTGAAGATTGTATTTGACCATTACATTGTTCCTGCTTCAGATAGTGGTGATGTCTACACTGTTTTGAGTTATGGTGATGAGAGATTTGCAGAAGATATTCCTTCAATTGGACCAAGACAAGTAAGAGCTTCTGATACACTTGATTTTAGACCAAGAGTATCACAGTTCACTGCTATCGATAAATCTCCATTTGACTTTGACTCAAGAAGTTTTGGAACTCTACCAAAACTTATTTTAAAACCAAAAGAAAGTTCCTTAATTGGGTATAATTATTACCTCCCAAGAATTGATAAGGTATATCTGGACACATTTGGAAACTTTATTGTTCAGAAAGGAATTTCTGAGGTTAATCCAAAAGTTCCAACAAATAAGAATCCTGATGGATTAATGGACTTGGGGACCATAACTCTTCCTGCATATTTGTATGATCCAAGTGATGCTGATATTTCTCTTGTAGATAATAGAAGATATACTATGAGAGATATTGGAAAACTTGAAGATAGGATTGAAAATCTGGAAAGAGTTACGTCACTTTCCCTTTTGGAAGTAAATACCCAAACCCTTCAAGTTCAGGATGCACAAGGAAATAATAGATTTAAGACAGGATTCTTTGTAGATGATTTTAAAAATAATTCTTTAATTGATTTAAATGTTTCCTCAATAGAAGTAGATACTGACGCTCAAGAACTTACAACTATAATCAGTGATAATTCTCTTAAGAGTCAAATAGCACCTTCAACTGACATTACTGATGAAAATTTGGATCTGTCCACAAACTTTGACCTATTAGACTCAAATGTTCAGAAGACAGGAAGTGCCATCACATTAAAATATAGTAGTGTTGGTTGGATTGAACAACCACTGGCAACTAAAGTAGAAAATGTAAATCCATTCCATGTTGTTTCTTATAATGGATTTGTTAAACTTTCTCCTACTAGTGATAGTTGGGTTAGAACTGTTAGACTTCCAGACTCCAATTCTTCAGTTAGAAGAAGAATTCCAGATCCAAATCGTAGAGGAACAACAAGAACGAGGGTGACTTCCAGAACCGTTGTAGTTTCTTCTGGCAGAGATGCATACATGCGTTCTAGAAATACTCAATTCTCTGCCAATAATCTGAAACCTTTAACAAAGTTCTATCAGTTCTTTGATGGAAATGGTAGTGTTGATTTTATTCCAAAATTACTTGAAATATCTAACGATTCGACACTAGTAAATTATGGTTCTACGGGTTCTTTTGAAGTTGGAGAAACTGTGATTGGTTATAGTGATGGAGAGTCTGTAATCACATTTAGATTGTGTTCTGGAAATCATAAAGAAGGAACATTTAATGCTCCATCAAAAACCTTTGACATAAATCCTTACGTAAAGTCAGAAAATCTTTCTTCAGAATATAGTCAATCTTCCAAAGTTCTTAATGTTGATGTTTTTGCTCTTTCCGAAGAAGCACAAGGTAAATATTCTGGATATGTGAAGTCTGGAACAAAGTTAGTTGGTCAAACAAGTGGCGCTGTCGCATATGTAAAAGATCTTCGTTTAATTTCTGATAACTATGGCGATCTTTTAGGATCATTCTTCTTGAGAGATCCATATACTGTTCCAGCTCCTGCCGTTAGAATATCTACAGGAACTAAGACTTATAAACTAACAAATAGTTCCACAAACGCTGCTCCTCTTCCTGGAAGCAAGTTACAATCTACTGCAGAAGCATCTTATAGATCTGAAGGCAGATTTCAAGTTTTTCAACGCCGAACTAGAAGAGTTACCGCCAGATTCTATGATCCTCTGGCACAATCGTTCAGTGTTGGTGGAACAATTGATGCTCCAGATTTAAATGGACAAAATAATGATTCTAATGGAGCTTTCTTAACTGCGGTAGATCTTTTCTTTGCTAGCAAACCATCTGGAAACGATCCTGTAAGAATTGAAATAAGAACCGTTGAGTTGGGAACACCAACAAGAACAATTGTAGGAAATCCAAAAACACTAAGACCTAGTGATATTACAACTTCATCAATTGGTGCAGTTGCAACAAAGGTAACATTTGATTATCCAATTTATCTTGCACCTGGACAAGAATATGCGATTGTTGCTGTAGCAGAAACAACAGATGAATATGAACTGTGGATTGCTGAAATGGGTGAAAGAACCATTAATACCTCAAATTTACCAGATTCGGAAGCAATTATTTACTCCAAACAATTTGCACTTGGAAGTCTGTTTAAATCTCAAAATGGGTCTATTTGGACAGCAAACCAATATCAAGATCTTAAGTTCAAATTATATAAGGCAAACTTCACTTCAACTACAGGAACTGCATTCTTCTACAATCCAACCCTGGACGAAAGTAATGGATATGTTGAGAATTTGGGAGGTAATCCAATTACAACATTACCAAAAACAGTAACTCTTGGAATATCAACAATTGCTGCTGGTAATGGAAATATTGGTATTTTGACAGTTGGCAGAAAAATTGCAGGATCTAATGGATTTGGATATGGTTATGTTACTGGCCAGGGAAGTTCTGTTGATAATGTCTCAATTACTGATGGTGGAGTAAATTATGTAGACGCATCTGATTTGGAAACTACAACTCTTGTTGGAAATGGTTCTGGTCTCAAACTCAGTGTTACCACAACAAATGGTGTCATTACAGGAATCGCTGGAACGACCACAACTGGAAATGGATATCAGGTTGGGGATGTTGTTGGTATTGTGACAACTCTTGGAAGAAATGCTAGAATTACAATTGATTCTATTACAGGATTAGATACTCTATATCTTTCCAATGTGCAAGGAGAAAAGGGAGCGTCTAAGACCTTCCAAGTAGGAGCAGCAGTAAGTTACTACAACGATTCTGGAACTATTGTTTCTCTCGCAAGTACAACAATTACCGATAGAACTTCTGAGGGATCTGGATTAAATTCTGGAAATTATTTGAAGGTTGACCATTTTGATCATGGAATGCATTATTCAACCAATAAGGTTATTATTTCTGACATAGAACCAAATGTTCCCTCAACAACTTTAGACTCCGCTTTATCAATTGATGAGTCTGCAACAATTAGTGTTGCTAGTACTTCAAACTTTGCTACTTTTGAAGGGCAAACTGTTACTGGTACTTATCTTGGATATGCGAAAATTGGAGATGAAATTATTTCTTACAGTGAAGTTGGTAGTGGAACTCTTACAATAAGTGCAAGAGCAGTAGAAGGTAAAGTACAACCTCATGAAGTTGGAAGTTTGATTACAAAGTATGAGTTAAATGGTGTTTCTCTAAGAAGAATTAATGGTATTACTCATGATGTAAATTCACTTGGAAATGAACTTGATCATTATCATATTGCGGTTGATATGTCAACAAATGGAAATGATAGATCCAATGATGGAGATACTTCTGGAGCACCACAATTATCATTCACATCAGAGGCATCAATTGGTGGAAATAACTGTAAGGCAACAGAAAATATCCAGTTTAATGAAATTGTTCCAAATTATGATGTTTTAACACCAGGGTCCTCTACTTCCGTGACAGCTTCGATAAGAACTACCACTGGAAGAAGTGTTGATGGTTCAGAGACACCTTTTGTTGACAAGGGTTTTGAAAATGTTGAATTAAATGAAGTTAACAAATTGAGTTCTGTAAGAATGGTTGCTTCTAATATTAATGAAACCACAAGACTTACTACTCTACCAAGAAATAAATCATTCACAACTGGTATAACCTTAAGTACAACAGATACTAATCTGTCACCAATCATCTATACCGACACTGCAATGACGGAGTTTAGATTAAACAGATTGAATCAACCAATTTCTGATTATTCTACAGACAATAGAGTTAATTCACTGCTATTTGATCCACATGCGGCAGTTTATGTTTCCAATACAGTTAATCTGACGCAAGAAGCAACGTCACTTAAAGTAATTCTTGCTGCATATAGACATGAATCTGCCGATTTTAGAGTCCTTTATAATTTGATTAGAGCAGACTCTGGTGAGGTGACGCAAGAGTTTGAATTATTCCCAGGATATGATAATTTGACGATTGGCGCTGATGGAACCATTACACCAGTCGATTCTTCCAAAAATAATGGAAGACCTGATACATTTGTTCCAGCAAGTTTGGAAAATCAGTATCTTGAGTATGAATTTACAGCAAACAATTTAGATCTGTTTACTGGATATACAATCAAAATTGTAATGTCTGGTACTGATCAGGCACATGCTCCTAGAATAAAGGATCTTAGAACAATTGCATTGAGATGATAAGAGTAGAAGGACATAAAAATCTTTACAGAGATGAAAAAAGTGGTGCCATAGTAAATTGTGACACCACTTCATATAATCAATATGTCAATTCTCTCAATCATAAAGAAATGCAGAGGCAAGAATTAGATAAGATGAAAGAAGATATTGACGAAATAAAAACACTACTAAAAGAGATCCTAAATAGGAAATAATTTCACGGTATTTGGTTGATATAAATATCTATAGAAACACATGCTCATCTGAATAATGGCGGTATTTGTATCAAATATAGTAATTGAGCAGGGGTTTGATTTTGATACTACTTTTCAGTTAGAAGATACTACCACAAATGCTCTTCTAAATCTGACCGGATACAGCATGGATGCCCAACTCAGAAAAACATATAGTAGTTCTTCATCTGTATCTTTTGCGTCAACAATTACATCATTTAGTGGCGGTTCAATTCAAATATCGTTAACGTCTTCAGAAACTGCAGATTTGAAACCAGGTAGATACGTTTATGATGTAAAATTAACTACTAGTGGTGGTACAGTTACCAAAGCTGTTGAGGGTGCTGCACTTGTCAGAGCAGGAGTAACTAGATAATGCCTACTATAAAAGCAAGAGTTGGTTCTCAAAATGTAGTTCGTGTATTATCTAATGCGTCTTCTCCGGCAACAAGACTTATAAACCTCGATGATGTCAATAAGGCATATAGAGGTATAGATGGAATGATTCTTGTTTGGGATCTCCCATCAGAATCTTTTATAATGACGAGTCGCATTGATTCGTCATTAACTACAATTGAAGGAATTGCATATTTTACAAACACGGAGGATTCTACATCTACCACGACTGGAGCTTTAATTGTTAGTGGTGGAGTAGGAATTGCCAAAAACCTCAATGTTGGCGAAAATTTAGAAGTAACTGGAATATCGACATTTTCTTCCGATGTTGATATTAATGCTGCTGTTAACATTTTAAATGATTTAGTTGTAAGTGGTGCTACACAAATATCTGGTGTAACAACTTTTACTAATACAACACAAAATACATTAGGAAATTCCAATACTGGTTCAGTACAACTTGATGGTGGTGCTGGCATTGCCAAAAATCTAACCGTTTCTGGTGGAATTTATGTTGGTCAGAAATCTCAATTTGTAGGGATTGCCACATTTACATCTGCTATTGATGGTAATGGTGGAGCAGATATTTCTGGTGGAGAAACAATACTTTCTTCCGCAACAGTTAGTGATTTAACCAATAATAGGATCGTTATTTCGGGTCCTGGTGGATCTCTAGAGGATAATGTAAATCTTGCTTATGATGGATCAGATTTAATTGTAAATTCGGCAAGAATCACAGATTTAACCTCAGGAAGAGTTCTTCTTGCTGGGAGTAGTGGATCGGTTCAGGATAGTTCTGATTTAACTTTTAATGGATCCAATCTTTCAGTTAATGGTTCCGCTAACGTAGATAATGTAAGGATCAATGGAAATGAAATTGATACTTCATCTGGCGGATTAACTCTAGATTCTGCATCTGGAACTGTCACTGTTGATGATAATCTTACAGTTGTTGGTGATCTTACTGTCAACGGAACTCAGACAGTCATAAACACTGAGATTCTTGAGGTTGAAGATATTAACATTGGAATTGCTTCTGCAGTACCAAAATTAAATAATTCGCAACTTGATGGTGCTGGAATCACAATTCATGGATTAGATGGTGACAAAACTTTATCGTGGGATAATTCTAATTCTAGATTAGCATTCAACACTGATGTTTATGCACCAAATTATTATGCTGGAACTTATGATGGTCCAAATGGTGTTGCATATTTTGATGATAGCGGAAAACTAGTTGGAGCAGCTAGTACAGAAAGTTTATTATCAACAAGTTACTACATATTAACAATAGAACAATCAAGTGGAGTTCCAAAATGGACTTCAACAATTGATGGAGGAGAATACTAATGGCAAAACCAAGTACAAGGCAAGGACTAATAGATTACTGTCTTAGAAAATTAGGTGCTCCTGTATTGGAAATTAATGTTGATGATGAACAGATTGATGACTTAGTTGATGATGCAATACAATATTTCAATGAACGTCATTTTGACGGCGTTGAAAAAATGTACTTAAAGTACAAGATAACTAGCGATGATGTTGCTAGAGGTAGAGCACAAGGAACTGATGGTGTTGGTATTGTAACGACTACGGGAACTTCCACAGGAATTGCTGCTACTACATTCAATTTTTATGAAACTTCTAATTTTATACAAGTTCCAGATTCTGTAATAGGAATTGAAAGGATATTTAAATTTGATACCAGTTCAATTTCTGGTGGAATGTTCAGTATCAAGTATCAGTTATTCTTAAACGACTTATATTATTTTAATTCCGTAGAACTTCTCCAATATTCTATGGTCAAATCTTATTTGGAAGACATTGACTTTTTACTAACAACAGATAAACAAGTTAGATTCAATAAAAGACAAGACAGATTATATTTGGATATTGATTGGGGTTCTCAGGTAGCAAACGAATTTATAGTCATTGAATGTTATAGAGCACTTGATCCAGCATCATTTACTCAAATATATAATGATAGTTTCTTGAAAAAATATTTAACTTCTCTTATTAAAAGACAGTGGGGTCAAAACCTCATCAAATTTAATGGAGTTAAGTTGCCTGGAGGAATTGAATTGAATGGAAGGCAACTTTACGAAGATGCGGAAAGAGAACTTGAAGATATTAAACAAAGAATGACGATGGAATATGAACTTCCACCACTAGACTTTATTGGATAATTATGACACTCAATCCATTTTTCTTACAAGGATCTCCTAGAGAGCAATTCTTAATACAAGATTTGATAAATGAACAACTGAAAATTTATGGGATTGATGTTTATTATCTCCCCAGAAAATTTTTAAAGACTGATGATATTTTGGGAGAAGTTCAATCTTCTAGATTTGATGATAATTTTGTCATTGAGGCATATCTGGACAATTATGAGGGATATGCTCCTGGATCTGATATAATGACCAAATTTGGAATAAGATTGAAAAATGAAATAAATCTGATAATTTCTCAAGAAAGGTTTGAAGAATTTATAACGCCATATTTGGAAGGAATAAAACTTGGAATTGAAGATGGCAATATTACCGATCAAACAATGACGCTCACCTCCAGGCCAAGAGAGGGTGATTTAATATATTTTCCTTTAGGAGAAAGACTATTTGAAATTAAAAGAGTTGAAGCAGAAAAACCTTTTTATCAATTAGGAAAAACATATGTATATGAACTGCAGTGCGAACTTTATGAATATGAAAATGAAGATATTGATGTATCTGTAGAAGAAATCGATAACACAGTTCAAGACGAAGGTTATATTACAACTTTAACATTGGAACCTGTTGGTGCTGACGCAAGTGCAACGGCAACTATTGGTGGTGCTGGAATGGTTGGAAGAATTAGTCTGACTAATGATGGATATAACTATTCCTCAACTCCCAATGTTACCATTTCTGCTCCAACCAGTGGAACTAGAGCAACAGCAGTTGCTATAACAACATCCATTGGCAGTATTAAATCTGTAAAAGAAATTAGAATAACAAATGCTGGATCTGGATATACCTCATCAGATCCTCCGACAGTTACTATAACTGGAGGAAGTGGGACAGGAGCAGCTGCTACAGCAATAATTGTTGATAATGGAGTACAAACACTTTCAATTTCTACTGCTGGTACTGGATATTTCTATGCTCCTATCGTTACCATTTCTGCTCCTGCAGTAGGAACAACAGCAACGGCAGAGGCAATTGTAAATTCTTCAACTGGGGTTGTTTCTCAACTTCAAATAACAAATGCTGGAACAGGATACACATCCGCACCAACAGTATCAATAGCAGGAGTATCAACTACAGGAATAGGAACATATCAACTCAGAGAAACTATAACGGGTTCACTTTCTGGAACAACAGCAGAAATTAGAAATATAGTATTCAGAACAGATATTGATTTGAATGATCCACCGATAGAATTGTATGTTGCTGTAAATGATGGACAGTTCTCTGCTGGAGAAGTAATAACTGGTTCAGATTCTTCTGCTTCCTATATACTTAAATCATATGATAATGATAGTTATGAAGAATCTTTTGATAATAATGAAGAGATTGAAACAGAGGCAGACGGAATTTTAGATTTTACCGAAACTAATCCATTTGGAGAATATTAATGTTAGGAACTTATTTTTATCACGAAATTATAAGAAAAACGATTGTTAGTTTCGGAACTCTTTTTAACAACATTTACATTAAACATGAGGATAAAAACAACAACGTAGTAGATGAAACAAAGGTTGGACTTTCATATGGTCCAATGCAAAAGTTTTTGGCAAAGTTGGAGCAACAGGCAGATTTAAAAAAACCCATTGCGATTACTTTACCAAGAATGTCTTTTGAAATGGTTTCTTTACAGTATGATCCAACAAGAAAAACTAGCGTAACCCAAACCTTTAGAGCATCGGATGGTGCTGGCAATATAAAAAAAGTTTATATGCCAGTTCCTTATAATATTGGATTTGAGTTAAGCATTTATTCAAAACTTAGTGATGATGCTTTACAAATTATCGAGCAAATACTTCCTTTTTTCCAACCATCATTTAATTTAACTTTAGATTTAATTGACTCTATTGGAGAGAAGAAAGATATCCCAATTGTTCTTGACAGTATTGATATGCAGGATGATTATGAGGGGGACTTCACTGTAAGAAGAGCACTGATTTATACTTTAAGATTCACGGCAAAGTCATACATGTATGGTCCTATTGCAGATTCTACAGAAGGTCTTATTCGTAAGGTTCAGGTTGATATGTATGCGGATACCAATACTCAGACTGCTAAGAGAGAGGTCAGATATACAGTAACACCAGATCCTATTAATGCTGAACCTGATGATGACTTTGGGTTTAGTGAAGTTTGGGAAGATTTTACAGATTCTAAGACTTATAGTCCAACTCAACAAACTGATATTTAATAGTTATGTCTGATAATTATGATTCTATAGACAATGCTCTCAATGTTGAGAGTAGTATTGTGAAACCAGAAAAAGTTTCATCAGAAATTCAAAATGTAAAACCAAAAGGTCCTGATATTGAAAAGGACTATGAGTATACTCGTGCCAATTTGTATTCCTTGATTGAAAAAGGACAAGAAGCAATCAACGGAATTATGGAACTTGCTGGTGAGGGTGGAAGTCCAAGAGCGTATGAAGTTGCTGGTCAGTTGATTAAAAGTGTTGCCGATACTACAGACAAACTTATTGACCTACAGAAAAAACTCAAAGATGTTGAGGATGAATCTGTAAAAACTACCAATAACAATGTTACTAATAATGCAGTGTTTGTTGGTTCAACTACCGAACTACAAAAACTACTCAAACAAGGTTTTCTAAATAATAAAGAGTAAACTTGTTTTCCCCAATGGGTTGGTCAGAAAAATATAAAAAATCAATTGATTGTGACAACCCAAAAGGTTTTAGTCAACGTGCCCATTGTCAGGGTAAGAAGAAAAAAATGTCAGAAGAAAAGAAAGATCACGAATACTCAATGGCACGGTCTGAGTTGAAAACTGTGACTAATGCTGCAAAGCGTCTTCAAAAGAAGATGGGTAAAAAAGGTGAGGGCAATCTGCAAGCTTGGGTGCAATCCAAAATCACAAAAGCAGCAGATTATATTGATACTGCCGCAGATTATGTGACCAATGAAGAAACCGTAAGTGAAGAAGGACTCCGCGATTGGTTCGGAAAGTCCAAATCAAAAGATGGCAAATCCGGTTGGGTTAATGTTGTAACAGGTGGAACTTGTGCGAGTGATGAACCCGGTGAAGGAACTCCCAAGTGCGTCTCTTCTGCAAAAAGAGCAAGTATGACTAAGGCAGAAAGACTTTCTGCTCAAAGAAGAAAGAAGAAAGCAGATCCTGGTCAACAACAAAAGTCTGGTGCCGCAAAACCAACATATGTCTCTACAGACCCTAAGAAAAAAATGAAAAAAGAAGAAGTAGAAGTAACAGAAGCAAAAGATAAACCAGGTAAGGGTAGTGGCAAGAAGGACGCTTGCTATAATAAGGTCAAGTCTCGTTATTCTGTTTGGCCAAGTGCATATGCCTCAGGAGCACTTGTAAAGTGTCGTAAAGTCGGTGCTGCCAATTGGGGAAATAAGTCAGAGTCTTATGATTTTTCAAATTGGAGAGATGACTTCAAGGCACTTGAAATTGAAACGGTAAATCTCATTGAACCAGAACCAATTCAAGGTGGTCAACCCATTGATGAGAAGTGTTGGGTTGGATATAAGCAGGTTGGAATGAAGAAAAAAGGAGACAAAGTAGTTCCCAACTGCGTCAAAGAAGAAGAACTGAATGAGATTCATAAACAAGCACACACTCCACATGAAGTTCCATCAACAAACCTAAAAAAACTTGTTAAAAAGGCGGTTACCAGAATTGATACTGATGCAGATGGTGATGTTGATCATAATGATAAAGCAAAAGGTGAACTTGGTGAATTCGTTCCAGGTGTAGGAAATAAAAGACTTTATAGTACAACAAGACCAAAGACTGCTAAGGAAAGTTTTTCTAATTGGAGAGAAGAACTTGGAGAGGATTGGCAGAAGGTCAACAAGGGTGATAAAACTGATGGTATGAGTCAGAAAGCAGTTAATGCTTATCGCCGTGAGAACCCAGGTTCCAAACTTAAAACTGCTGTAACTGGTGATCCAAAACCAGGTAGTAAGGATGCTAAACGCAGAAAGTCCTTCTGCTCACGCTCTAAGGGGCAGCAAGACATGCATAACATCGATTGCTCAAAAGACCCCGATAAAGCAATTTGCAAAGCCCGTCGTCGCTGGAAGTGCTGATCAATGAAAAGTT